ATCTACTTTTCTGGTAATTTTACTTCCAGCCTCAACAGTGCCATTTTTAGCAATCTGTATAAATATTTCTTGATTGTTTGAAGTAACAGGACTAAACGTAGCACTAACGTGAACAGCAGCAACTCTCGCAGAAGTACCGTTGTAGAGAATCTTTCCTGTTGTATCTCCTGTGAATCCAGACTGTATGCCAACAACATAGGTTGCAGAAGCCTTAACGGGAGTACCAGCAGTTGATATTGTTGTTTCTCCAGTGTTTCCTTGCACACTAACTTGAGCGTATGGCTGCGCTTCAGCATCTATCGTGACGTAATTGCTTGCTGAGGTTACGTTTATTCCGCTTCCTCCAACCAGGCTTGCAATGTCAGGAGTAGCGTCCGTTACATTGAGCAACAGTGGAGCGCCAGTAGAGTCAGCAGAGAAGTTATGTTTTAGCTCTAAACCGTTCTCGGCAGATACACTAGCCAATATGCCAGAGCCGCTCTCTATGTTTCTAATCTTGTTTACAGAACCATCAATATCTAAGACAGCAATACCAGTAGCAGCTCCCGTCTGAGTTATACTTCCGGTAACACCAAGACCACCAACAAAATTAGTGTAGCTGATTTTATAATTAGTGCCGTTTACAAAGTAATCCATAAACGCGCCAGCATCTACAGATGTTTTGGCAACAAAATTTGATTTCTTTCTGCCTTGCGATTGATCAACCATTTGTATTTTGCTCCAGGCCTATTGCCCCAGTAGATTCTGCTAGTATTTCTGCCTCAGCGTCTGGATAAAAGTGACTAGAAAAGCCATACAAGTTATCTTCATTTCCCGAACCAATAGGTAGGGTAGATGGCATTTTGCTAACGCCCATACTTTGCCCTATTAATCGCATTGTATTAAAACCGTCTCTTGCTGCTTTTACCAAGCCTTGCGAGATAATGCCGTTGTAGTCAGGAGCAACTTCAATAGCCATATTAGCTATCAAGCCTCGCAGTGCGCCTGTAGGGATAGTTACATCATCGCCTAAGTCAGATACCTCTGTGTATCCTAGCTGTATCCCTGAAGCGTCCAAATCATTCATATAGTTATTCATAGCAAATATGAAGTCACTATACTCATCAGGCTGCAACGGGGCTTCGCTAGCCTGGACTAATATTCTTTGTAAAGATGCCTTTGCAACTTGAGCAACAGTAGCCATTATTCGTACATAGCTCCCTTTGCTTTGAATTTGCCTTTGGGCTTTTTCTTAGCAGCTTTGGCAGCATCGCTCTTGCCTTTTTTTGTGTAGGGATATTTCTTTCCGTCAACCATTGGCATAATTCACCTCACTCAAATGTTGCATTTTTGGCAGATTGCCTAAACGCCTTAGCACGATGTGGATTCAAGTCCCAATTGCTTGCGGAGTTCAATTGCTCGTTTTTCACACTGGGACTTAAATCCGCGTTTCACTACTAACGGTGTCCTTCTGGTTCAATGTTACTAAATTGATCTCGCGCCAGCTCTATAAGATTCGCTAGCGACTGAGACGTTTGCGGAGAGATTGCTGTTTTCGCTTTAAAGGCAATTTGCAACTCGCCTATACCCGTGAATTTTGCAGGCTTTTCTCCAAGCCATTCACATATGGTGTCCAGAGTCTTCCTGTCTGGGATATGTCCGCGCTCAATTCTAGAAAGCGTTGTAGGGCTAATTCCGATTTCATTTGCTGCTGCCCTGATGCCCATGCTGCCTCGTCTTCTGAGTACGAGTTTCGCTAGATCATCATATTGCATAGAGTCTCCTGCTTAAGTGTATTAATTAAATGACATAGGAGCACCTTTCGAGCCTGGCTTTCGCATTCTCTCTGGTGTCTTACCCTGGGATTTTTGACGCTTAATTCGCTTGCGCTTCTTGTGGATGTTAGCGTACAGGCCGTCACTCATACTTAGCACCTTTGCTTCTTGTGGACTTAGCACCCTTGCACTTCCAGCGTTTACGGCTCAAGTTGTTAGGCGTGTTGGGATCGTTCTGCTTTTCTTTTGAAAGCCTTTTCTTAATTCCTAAAGACCTAGCGCAGTACGCATCACCCTTCTTTGTTCCAGGCTTCACACGAGAACCACCGCCTTTGGCTTTTCCAGCCTGCCCGTAGGAGACTTTCTTGCCGCTAGCGGTGACTTTTATTTTTGCCTTACCTTTTCTCGGAGTAGCCATATAAAAAGCTGGGAGCCGAAGCCCCCATAATCACACAAGGATTACTTGCCGAAGCCTTGACCCGCAAATAGCGGATTAAAGCAAGCATACGCCGGGAGAAGGTCGAAACGAATCTTCTGCGTATTGGCATCACCGTCTGCGTACTTAGACACTCGGATAGACATACCATCGCTGGTAGTCGCAATCGTGTCAGTTGAGTAGAGCTTAGGCAGCTTAACAGTTCCAAGACCAAACGCTTGCTTGGTGAAGAACATATTAGGCTGATAGACAGTTGACGCAGCACCAACGATAGTAACAACCGCGCCGTCAGCAGGAGCTGCATCGACATTGTTGTACTGGCCGTTAGCTTCGTAGATAGCCGCGCCTGAAACAGTAATAGTTGCAGCGTTAGCAGCAATTGTTACATCTTCCAGGACTGTGCCTGTCCACGGAACAGCAGCGCCTGCGCTGTCAAGGATAAGCTCACGAGTAGCTACGTTCAAACGGTTGACGTTTGCAATAGTTACCTGATCACCAGCTTTGATAGTACCAGTTCCTAAGCCAGCGAGAACAAGTGTCTGCTGCATAGTGTCCTTAGCCGTGACGTAAGTTGCGTCAGGAGCACCATTCAAAGTACCAGCTCGATCAGTCGTAGAGCCTGATGTGTAGCTGCTAAGAGCGTTAGAAGTTAAAGCCATCAAGCCGCCAAAGTTCTGGCTGATTTGCGCTTTCTCCCAAGCTGTACGGACAAGGCCGTCAGCCGCATTCAAACCGTTCTGAGCTGAGGACAGCGCAGTGGTTGTGAACGGGTTCATCAGATAGTATTTCTCGTCTGACATTGGTACACCAACAGAGTCCATCAACGCACCAGCACCAGCTACGTCTGACCAAGCGTCAACAACTGTACCGCGATCACCGTAGCTCAACGCTGCGTTTTTACGCATGAACGCGCCAAGGTCTAGCTCAAGGTCAGTTACGATTCTGCGAGCCATTGGCTCAAGGATTTGATCTAACTGGTCTAGCTCCAAAGCCTCTTGCACGTTGCCCCACTCGGTGGCTGCTGTGAAGTAGTTTTGAACTGTACCAGTTGCTTTACCAGCAATGATGTCAGACTTAGTAGAAGCACTGATATCACCGCCAGAAGTGCGGATTGTGTTGTAGTCGTGAGGACGCTTAAAGTCAACAGTGCTACCACTTGAAGGATTGAACTTACCTGACAACAGCTGAGTGTCGACAGTCTTTGTTACTACACGGGAAGCCTCGAATGCATCTAAAAATACACGAGCAACTTTCCGTGTGACGTTACTACTAAGATTATTAGCCATGATTGGATCACCTTATTCATTCAAAAATTGCCCCCTTCGGTCCTCGCGCTTTAGGCGCTACACCAGCTTTCGCTGGCTGTTCTACCGGGTCAGGAGCGGCATTTACTTTAGGTTTCAATGCAGCAGCCTTCTCGCGTACATGAGTTGCTATCCTTACAGCAGCTTGCGCCGGACTCATAGACCGGATGGTGTCTAGCTCGGTTATGTTCTGACTGAGGTACTTTGTTATAGCCGGACCTAGTTCGTCATCTAAAATATAGTTGACTACATCGTCTGGCATTCCAAATGCCGCAACTTGATTACCTGCGGCTTGTAGTTCCTCGTTAGATATACCAAGCTGGACAGCTCGCTGCGAGTAGGTAGTAACCTTCTCATTCAAAGCCTCCTGCTCTTTGTATAGCTGTTCATTCTGCAAACGCTGTACTTCCTGTTGTTGGAAGCGTTGTTGTGCGTCAAATGCAGCTTGTCTAGCTATGGCCTCATCGCGCATTCTGAGCTGTTGCTGATACTCCTGATCACTCAGGGCATAAGGGTCCGGCTCTTTCGGCACATTTGGCCTTTCCTGTTTTGGCATCTGTCTTTCAAGCGACACTAGACGTTGCTTTAACTGTTCAGCCTCAAGCTCTTTTTCCCTGAGCTTCTTGACTTTTTCAGCTACACCTCTGTCATATGCCTCTTGCTGTACCGGGTCAAATCTGGCCCGGACCTTCTGCCAATCAGGCTTGGTTTGTTTCTCCTGAACCTCTTCAGTATCCGGTGATGAGTCGGAGTCAATTTCTTGACCTTCGGTTTCTACGTCTTCGAGCTCTATTTCAGCCTCATCGACAATATCTTCCTGTTCCATCTTGTTACCTTCATAAATGCCGTCAAATAAATGGTGACGTTCCATGCCTCCAATAAAAGCGTGGAGTTCGCTATTGGTCAAATATACCACAATTTGGTTAAAAGCAATACTTTTCTTAAAATATGGAGGAAGCGGCTACCTAGCAAGGCTCCGATAGATTATCGCCCGTGGAATTGAACCACTATTACGCTTCCATAAACTTTTATGCGATTCCTCTCAATGCTGACATTTGGCGCTCTGATTGCCTGCTTGATAGCAGATCAGCGCTGTCAGCCTTGGTTGGGTCGAATTCGGCTTCAATGGATCGGATATTCTTTGGATCAAAGATTATATCAATCGTGGTTGGATCGTAGTTTCTTGGAATTTCAGGAGGCAGAGCGACATTAGGAGTGTTGTTCAGCATTCCGCTTGCATCTACCTCATCAAGCAAATCCATCATTTCCTGACTCATAGGAGCATTGCTTGCTGGAGGCGGCTTTAACGGAATTTCATTTGAGGCTTTATCAAACACATTGTTAATTGATACAGAGTCATAGCCTGCTGCTTGTGCTGCGTATGCTATATCATCTGTCCTAGCCACGCTGCCTACACTTGAATGCAGATTAGCTCTAACTGCATCAGGCAAGTTTCTGACAGGAATTGAGTTGAAGTTATTTCTACCGCCATCAACGACAAGATTGTTTCCTTTTCTTAAATATGAAGAAACAACATTACTTCCATACTCACCTGCATCCTCGGGACTACTGGTAAACATTTGGTAGTTGCCAGCTTTGTTAGGATCGTATTCGCCACGCAGTCCTCTGTATGCAACCCTGTTGGTATCAAACCCAAGGTCTTGCGCTCTCTGCATCCTAGCGCCTTGATCCATGTCTAAGCCGCGCAACGCCGAGCCTGCAGCTATTGCTGTGCCTTGCCTGCCGCCGCCTGAGTACAAATCAAGGTCATCAATTTTCCCTCCTCTATATTCCATTGGAATAAAATCCATTCCGGGCTCAACCGGCAACGAAATGAATCCTTCGTTTTCGTAAAAACTTACAAGCTGATCTAGGTCAGTTCCTTTTTCTAATTGAGAGGCCGCAAGTTTAATCGCGAGTTGTGGGTGTTTTTCTTGAATTTCAGCTATGGATTCTCGTAAAAGATTTCTTGCTGCTCCTTGGCCCCTTTCAGAAGGGTCTACATATATTTTCTCAATAAGAGCGTACTCAGGTCCGTCAACAACATTGGTCAATTCTCCAAACTCATCAAAAACCTCTACTGGGTCAGATGTGATGTCCCATGCTGAAAAACTTTTAGGGCTTGATAAATTGTCCACTTCATCAAGCATCTTAGCGGATTCGGTGGCAGGCAATTGCCTGCCGCCTGACCTTCTAAACCCAGAAGCCAATGCTGGGCCTCCACCGCTAGAGCCTCCTCCCATAACTATCGTAGGATCAAACGCTACTATCCTACCCGTCTCAGGATCAAAGTATTCACCGCCTGATGCTGCTGCCCTTGCCTGCTCAGACATATACTCAGAAGTGCCAAACAAAGCATCTCGGAGG